TCAGTTTCTGAGATCCAGGAGAAGGAACAGTTGCCGTTCTAGAACTCCAAACATCTTGAGTATAAGTCAAGGACTCAGTGTCCTGTGACATAGTTGTCGTAGCATCATCAAAGTCAAGAGACTGGAATCCAGCTTCACCAAGAGCAAAACCAGTGCTTGCCATAGTTAAGGTAGAACCAGTTACAGCACTAACAGAAGCACGAATAAATCCAACCTGAGTATTAGTTTGTAATGTCTGAGTGCCAATTCTAGCAGCATCAGCATTCTTATCTACTTTCAGACCCCAACCAACATAATCAATATAATCATACTGATTCAGATAAGTTGTGAAGAATGCATCGTCAACCCAATCAAAAGTAAGACCAAATGCACCTGCAGTTGGGAATGCAGTGACATCCGAAGGAACTGTAGGAGTTACTGCTCTATTTCTCAAACGTAAATTGTCAATTGTTGCCTGAAGTTGTTCATTTTGACGGAACTGACCAATAGTTGTAGATCTACCAGGAATGTTACCAATATGCAGATCTTTATTTCCAAGAGCAGTATCTGCAACAGTTCCTGTGAATGCCTGAATACCATTTACATACCCTGTAAAGGTGTTTCCTTCCTTCTTCAAACCAATGAACTGCCAAGTGTTATCGGCAAACATTGTGGTCAAGGTAGACTGCAAAGCAGATCCTGCAGCATTAATCTTAGTAGTGTTATTTGTAACTACCAGTTCAAGACGACCACTGCTAAGATCATAATACATCCAAATACCACCAGTAGCCTCTTCAGCATCACCAATAGCAACCAAAGTTACTTGAGATTGACTGAAATCATTATATTCACTACTGTTCTTATACAGCATGAATTCTAGAGTCCAATCATCAGCTAACTTAGTGCCAAGATCTGCAGCAGCAAACTTGATTGCACCATTTTCCCAAGAAGAAGGAGATGCAGTTTGATAACCAGTGATGATAGCAGTATCACCAAGGAACTTGACCGAATCGCCAGTTTGAACAATTGTAGGTGTATAGTGACCAGTAGTATCTGTGGTCTGAGATGCACCTGTGGTAAACGGGAAGATAAACTCGTTTCTATTCCAAGATGTCTGACCAAAGATATGAACATCTCCAGAATCATCAGTATCGATTGAATAAGGAGTAATACCCTCAATATTCTTTAGATTAAATTGATTTGTGGTATGATTCTTGATCTTACCATCATAACCAATCTTGACGCTTTCAGCAGTCTTAAGACCATCTGTTGTTGCTGTCTTACCAAATGTGAGATTGAGATCACCAAAGATATCAATAGAAGACTTAGCTGCTACTGAAATATTACCACCACTAACAACATAGCGATAGTTCCAAATAAAATCTCCGTCAGTATCTACCTTACCAACCCAGAAACTATCTTTAGTAGTATTATCAGACTTAAGTCTCAGAGTAGCTGAAATATACAGTTCATCAAACTCATCAATATCTAGAGAGGTGTTAAGGAAAGAATACAGGGTATTACTATATTCCTTGATCCATGCAACGGTAATGACACTTGTTCCGACAGTTGCTTTACCAAAAGAAGCATTTACTGCAGTAGCATTATAAGATGTTGCAGTTTCTAGAGAGAAGTAAACATCGTCACCTTTAACAACCAGGTCGGTAATCTTTTCAGATTTAGAAGAAGATGCAAGTTTTCTCTTAACAGCAAAGTTACCAGAAGTGTCAATTAATGCCAGATATCCATCATAAGGATTACCAGAGTTGGTATTTGTATATCCACCAATGATAAATCTAGTGTCAGAGAACTTTTGAATAGCAGTTACATAGTCTTCACGAGTGGAACCAGAGATACCAGCGTAACCTTTTTGGAATGTGAGTGCAGCACTCAATCCATTGTCTGCTTCGGTATACTTAGCAAGGATTACATCAGGATTGTAGGAATCCAGAAGACTGCTGTTGGGTCTATTATGACCAACAACCCAAATATTATGACCATCAATATAAAGTCTTTCAAACTCGGTGTAATAAGTGCCATCGGTGCTCTCCAACGTTTTTTCCCACTCTTTGACACCAGTTGCCGACAGTTTTGCAATGAAAGCGACTGTGTTATCAGAAGAATCTTTTGTTTTACCACAAACGTAAACTTCTTTTGCATCATTTACGAATACATCATTAACTTTGACGTAATTCTGGTTTTCTAATTTAGAAACATAGTAATCTGCTTTCTTATATACCTGAGGGTGCGATAAGATAACACGAGGATTCTGCGTATATGCAGAACCAGAATTCAAGATATTAATAGTCTCAATAGATCCAACAGAAGTTACTACTGCTTGCAGAGAACCAGATTCACCATTACCATCTCTAGAAACAATTGTAATTTCAGGCGGAATATCAGTGTTATATCCAGAACCAGTTTGATCAACTACAATTTCTTCAATGCCTTTGTATTGACGAACAATAAAGGACTTATTTGTGTTATTCATTACGGGAGTGTAATCAATAAACACCGTATCACCCGCAATCAGATTGTGGGGGGAACTAGTTTGTAATACGCCAAAGTTATCACCATTGATATTCTCAAAGGTATAAGATTGAATTGTTTCCCCTTTAATTCTCGAAATTCTAGCGGAAACACCAGTTCCATCAGTATCAGTATTATCGAAAATCAAACGATCATCAACCTGATAAGATATTCCAGGATTTTCAACCGTAAATCCAGTTACAGATGCATCTTCAAACTTGGTAATCGTTTCAACTTCAATATCAACTTTAGAATCAAGTTTGACTTTGGGGAAGTAATCAAAGAGTTGCAGAGGAGACTCTTCAAAAACCTGATCAGGATCATCAATCTCTGCTTGGTCAATAACACCACTTCTATCTTCGTCTTCAACCTCAAACAGAAGAATATCACCATTCTCCAGGGTCAGAGCGTTTGTCGAAGCATTGGGTGCTCTCTCAACATCAATATCAACATTTTCATACGGATCGCGATAGCGAACAACACCAGCAGGAATATTCTGCTGAGATGCAGTTGCTGCCAAGTTCCACTTATCAACAACAGAGTTGAAACTGGGTCCTAAAACATATGGGAAAAGCGGATTGCCATCTTCTGTAGTGTCAATAGTAACAAAGTAGCAATATCTACCATTAGGATATTCAGGTGTCTTACAGAAACGACCATTGTATTGGTCAAGATCACCTAATCCAAATGCATACTCATAGTCTTCAACAAACTTACCTGCTGCTTCATCAGTCAACAAAGGACCCGCAGTTCTTACAGGATATGGATTAGTAATTGCATCGAATACAATACCTGGTTTCAAACGATATGAAGTATTCAATCTTGCAATTGAAGAGTTTTGATCGGTAGGATCAGAATATCCATAAGGACCATAGATGGGATTACCATCAAATGCCCAACCGATGATTGGAGAGTGCTCCAATTGATCTTCTTGTTCTTTAATTTCACCTGCAGTATTTTCAAACAGGTTATCGCCAAGAATATATCTTAGAGTTTGAGGATTGGATGGGTGAGCATATTCACCACCATACTGATTGTTATAACCCTCAAATACTCCACCCTTTGCAGCATCAAGAGTAGAAGTTTGCTGTAAGTTATATGTCCACTCAAATACGTTAGCGGTAAATCTAGCATCCTGACCAACAGAGTTGAGATTGATGATAGTTGTTCCTTGAATATAACCAATACCACGGTTGATAATTTCAATACCCGTGACCCTACCAGCATTTTCACCATCAACATCAATTGTTGCACGAGCAACAGCACCAAAACCATCACCCTGAATAGTTACTTCAGGAGCAGTTGTATATCCTTGACCTGCAGAAATAATCGCAATAGAAATAATACGACCATTCTGAACAATTGCTTGAGCAACTGCGCCAGTTCCCGAACTCAAAACTACACTAGGTTTAGATGTATAGGAGGAACCACCATTATCAATAGAAATACTCTTGATAGGTCCACGGACAGATGCTGAACCTGCAGCGCCACTACCACCACCGCCAACAATCGAAATAGAGGGTTTTGATGTATATCCTGTTCCACCATCATTAATAAGAATT